AGATAGTTGACGAATACAAGTCTATCCTTACGGACATCAAGCACTCCCTTGAGCTGAACACCGATGACAGGAAGAAGTTCGGCATCAGTATCGACAAGCTGATAGCCGAAACCGACCTTACGATGGCAAAGGAGAGGCTTGACCGTCAGGTGAAACAGATGGAGCAGTATCTTTCCGACGAGGCTTCAAAGTTTGACCTGTATAACGCGCTGCTTAACAAGACTGGCAATAAGACGTTTGCGATGAGTGCTTTCGCCAATGGTCAGGTGTGGGATGACATGACAAGGAGTATGGCGGAAGTCCTACGCGAGAAGATGGGCGGCTTCAGTGGTATTATCGACTGGGATGCAGAAAAACAGGCGATGAAGGATAGCTTTAAGAAGAACTATACCAACGGTACTGAGATATACAAGCTGTGGGAAAAGATTTCCGACACCATAAAGGATAACTACAAGAAAGAGCTGGAAGCCGTTGCTGACAGTACGGAACAGTTGCTTACTCTTGATGAGAAGATATTGAAGGTTGAACAGGAGATAGAGGAACTGAAGAAGAACGGTGCGAGCGATAACGATGCTCGTGTGATAGGCAAAGAGAAAGAACTGCACAAGTTGCAGACCGATTTGTTTGAGCAGTCGGAAGGCTACTTGAAGTTCTACGCAGGCATCTTCTCTATGACCGTCGATGAGGCAGAAGCTATGGGTAATGCCATCAGGGATAATCTCGTCAAGCAGTTGGCGGAAGGGGATAAGAATGCTGACAAGTATATGAAGTCCATGAAGAACGTGCAACAGCAGTTGGAGAAGATGCGTTCAAAGCGCGGGCTGTTCATGACTCTTGCTACTGGAGGTATTCAAGGTGTCCTGCAACAAAGGCAGCAGACGTATGAAGACCAAGCTTCGGCACAGGCCATACGGATTCAAAAGGCAGAGGAGGAAATAACCAAGTCGCGCCGCGAGTTGGAAGAGGCAACTAAGAACGGCACGCAGGAAGATATCTTCGCTGCCAAGATGAAGCTTGAGATGGCCAAAATAGACAGGCAGATAGCATCAGGTGAGCTGACTGCCGCACAGAAGCGTCTTGGTATTACCGTCGAGCAGCTAAAGCAGATGAACGATGTGCTGCCAGTGATGACCATGATTAGCGGTGCTATCGACGGACTACAGCAGGGCGCACAGCAGATTTCGGACATGATGAAGGCACTTGGTAATGAGAGCGGCGCAAACAGATGGAGCGATATTGCAGGATATATCGGTATTGTCGGATCTCCTGTGAAAAGCGCGACTAATGCCTTGAAGAGTGCCATGAGCGGTGATATAGGCGGTATCATAGGAAATGCAGTAGGTGTTATTACATCGCCCATAACACAAGCAGCACAGTTGCATGACAAGCACAATCAGCGCGTCATTGATGCTCTCAAAGAAGACGTGTCCGCTTTGGAGGCTAACACCGATGCTATCAAGAGTGCGCGTGACCGCACGCTCGGATATGATAATGGAGAGCTTCGTCGTAGGATGGCGACGGAATATGCTCGGTACAACGATAGGAGTTGGCTTGGGTGGAGGTATAACAGCAAGTATGGTGCGGCTGGTTTGGCTATGTCTGAATACTACGGAACAAACACGTTTGGAGATAGCTATGCTCAGGAACTCAACAATCTTGAAAAGCTCCGTAAGGACTACATTGATATGTATAACGAAGAAGCCGACAAGAAGGACTCTTCAAATGAAGCCTTGCAGGAGTACACGGAAAAGATTGCCGAGCTGGATGCCCAGATAATGTTCTTCACCGAAGACCTTGCCAAAGAATTGTGGGGCATCGACGTCAAGAGCTGGGCGGACCAGTTGAGCGATGCTTTGACTACTGCTTGGGAGAACGGCGAGGATGCAGCCGAGGCTTTCGACGATACCGTTGCCGACATCATGAGGGATGTCGTGAACAATATGATGAAGATTGGCTATGTGGAGCCGTTGATGGAGAGTCTTAGGGAGTCGCTGTTCGGAGAGAACGGAGCCGTTCAATGGAAATACGACAACAACGGCCAAAGGACAGGCATAGACTGGGAGTCTTCGCGTGACAACTTTGCAAAGGCCGTCAATGATGCTCTCGGAGAAGGAGGATGGCTACGAAAGGAGCTGACCGAGAACTATCCCGATATGATGGATGATATCCAGCGGCTTATGCCCGACATCGACATGAAGTCTGAGGACGAGTCTTCGAGTACGGGCAGTTCTATCAAGGGCATAACGGAGCAGACGGCTGACCTTTTGGCCTCCTACTTGAATGCGGTGAGGGCTGATGTGGCCGTTAATCGCGCGATGATTGCAGACTACTTCCCGATGTACCTCACAGCTATGACGAGTGCCAATCAGAGCTTGACGAACATCGAAAATCATACGGACGCAATCATGAGAAGCAACGACGCTATTGCACTAAGTGTTGCAGAACTTCAAGTGGATATAAGAGGCTTAAGGAACAAGACTTGGAAAGTCCCTGTTGCATAAGTTACATTACTCCACTAAAGAAACGAGGCGGCTGTGCTCACGCATGGTCGCCTCTTCTCATACAAAACTAAACCCAAAATCGAATACAAAAACCTAGAAAGCAAAAGACTTATTCTAAATAATGGAATTCATTCCTTATCGTGACACACCCTTCTTTCTTCACCTTCGTGGTGGCCGTATGCCTGATGACGCAGACCTTGCTCACGAGGTCGGTAACGACGTTTGCCGTCGCGTTGTCGAAGAGGTGTATCAGTATGTATGCTCCGTATTTCACATCTACCTTTATGGCTGAGTCATCACATACCCAGACATTGCACATGTGCGGACGGAAAGAGTAGCGTATCGTCGCGTTGCTCTCGCCGAGAAGAACGAAGTCTTTGAGATAGACTAGCCTCCTGTTGGCATCTCTTACGGGGTACGAGCGTGTATCATCGACGAGTATGCCGTTATCTCTGAGAAAGTCCTGCGTGAAGTGCTTCTTGATGAAAGCCATGCTCGGCCATCGGTGCTTGATGCAGAAGTCGAGGCCGCGCTTGTATTTCCCGATAAGCTCTGCCTTCGTGGTGTCGTCATCCCATTCCTTGTACCACTCATCGCAAAGACCTACCTTCCTTGCGTCCTCTCTTAACTTGATGCTCAGTTCTCTTTCGGTCATGGCTTTGTAATTTTAGTGCAAAAATAAACATTTCCCGCGACTTGTGCAATATGTTTTCAGAAAAAGTTGAAGAAACATAGAATAATTTTATGATTATCATCATTTTACGCTTACTTTTGTGAGTAAAACATCACAAACACTTTTATGGACTACAAGAAATTCCTTATCCAGCAGCAGACCTATGACGGCGTTAACTACACAGATGTAGGTAACGTGAAAGACAGCTATGTTGAGTGGAAAGTGGTGTGCAAGGATATACCATTCAAATTCCTTCCTGAGACGAAAGAACTGGCTACCCGCGACTGGTATGACGAGCACGGGGAGGAAGTGTTCATACCCACATCAGGAGTGATGTTCAAGGCTTATGACCTTGATATTGAATTCCTCTATGTCGGCGACCAGACGGAGATAACCCAAGACTTGAAGGGCTTCATCAAGTTCATCACGGGCAGGAACAGCAATGGTGCTCCCATGTTGAAGTTTTATGACGAGTACACGGACGATGGCCGGCAGGGACTCTATGTGAAGTCCGTCGATGAGAAGCTGTTCCTCTATGATGACAGCGATACGGAGGCTATCGCAAGCTTCACGGTGAAGTTCAGGGTGACAGACCCTGTTACCGAGATGACAACTAGCGGGAGCGAGGAGAATATATCTATTGTTAAAAGGAGTTAGCGGATGAAGACAGAGTTCTATATACAGCAGAAGCAATGGAATGGCTCGACCTATGATATGGTGACCATCGCCACCGCCACAGAGGTAGAATATCATGGCGAATGGATGGGTGAGGAGTATGTCCTTGTCACCGCCAAGAGTCCTACACCCGTTGATTTCCATCTCGGAGATGTCTTATCGTATCGCGGCGAGCAGTTCTGCTTGATGGATGACCCCAATGTTGTGAAGAATGCGGGTAGCGGGAAGTACGGCGAGGGGTTCACTTATTCCAACATCAAGCTATACTCCGTCGGCCACTATATGCACGGTGCTGACTTCAAGGATGTCGTGCTGGATGACAACAAGGTGGCATATACATCTTTGAGTGAGTTTTCCTTCTTTGCTGAGAGCGTGGAGGATTTGGCTGACCGCTTGCAGGCTAACCTAAACAGGTTCGGCGAAGAGCACGATTCTGCGACGTGGCGTGTGTTCACACCTAACAAGTCCCGCTTCAAGCAGAGATTCGGCATTGAGTCCGACCGCGATCCTTGGGTAGCGGAGTGGGAAGCATACTATCCCAACACAAGCGGAACGACCATTGGCGAGACTGACGTGAACATCAGCGTGACAAAGGAGCAGGGGTGTTGGGAGCTGTTACAGATGGCATACTCACAATTCGGACTTAGTTTCTATCAGCGTGAGTATGATATTGTCATCGGTGCTCCAGAGGTACGTCCAGGCCACATCTTCCGATATGGTAAGGGCAACGGCCTTGCTGAGATAGAACGGACGAGCGACGAGTCGCAGGAGCTGGTGACGAAGGTGTGGGGCTACGGCAGTGAGACGAACATGCCGACGAACTACTATGCCAACATGTTCAAGCACTGTCAGTCAAGGGTTATGATTGCAGAAAAAATACAAATCTTTAATGACTTGTATCATTTCCGCTACTATACTCCCATAGAATACTCCTATGTAAGTAATCTCTTTAACAAGGAAGGTCAGGTTACGTTGAAATACGGGAACTTGAAGTGTGTTGCGCATGGAATGACAATATCGTTTGACGGCAATCCATCGCGACCGCCTACTTGGGCCCAAGCAAACACCCCTTACCTTTGCTTCGTATCTATGACGCATCAGAGCAACACGCCTATAGATGGTACGTGGTCTGAGGTAAATGGCTTCTATAATGCCGTGTCAAGCGGCATCACAAGTGCCACCCCAGACGGTGTGATGCTCAACGTCGATGATGTGACGAACGCCGACAAATGGCCTACAAACCTGAAAATAGCTATGAGCGGCGGCTATCAGATAACCGTTGCTGATGTGGTTACTGACGGCGAATATCCTACTATGCTGAGCATCAACAGACTGATGCTTCCTGGATTCCCAAAGATGAGCCTTGACGATTGGCTTGCTGGAGTTGGCAACGGTAGCATCACGGGTGCTGACGCAGGCGGTCTGACGCAGGGCGACGCAAGATACCTTCGCGGGAAGTATGACTTCTCCGACGATCCCTACGACCCTTGGGTAAAATCTAAGAATGCTGAGACGGTAGGCTCTATTGAAGGTTCGGCTTTCTTCGACGGAGGTTCCCAGCAAGAGATAATGCCGACTATCGAGAACACTTCGGCTGGCGTGGTAAATACAGGCTCCGATATTGAAGACAATGGATTTATCTCACAGGACGGAAACTTTACCATCAAGGTTGCGCACGTCACATCCCTTAACTGGAAGGATGCGCTGAACGATGCTCCCGACAGAGACGCTGTTGAAATCAGTATGAAGAGCGGCTATTGCTCAGGAAAACCGTTTAAAGTGAATAAGGCGACGGAGGCAGGCGACTATAGCTATTGGGAGCTGGAGCTTGCACGATATAAAGACAGTTCACTGAACAGGTATTTCCCATATCACGATTCAGATGTAAGCGGCTATTGTCAGATTAGAGCAACCGACACCTTTGTAGTCACTGGTATCCAGATGCCTGACAGCTATGTCATTGCTGCAAGCGTGAAGCTGCTGCTGGCCACCTGTGGCTGGCTTGACAAGCGCGACCATATCCGCTATACCTACGTCCCCAAGATTGACGAGATATACATGGCCCGTGAGCATGCTTCCGCCGAGACAGGAACAAGCCTGCACGACACGCTGAAGGCAGGCATGCAGCTGCAGATAGAGGACAGCGACCTCGGCATCGAGCGATACACCAGCGGCATCCATACCTCGCCTTTCATCGACGTGCTTACCATCAAGGAAGGAAGCAGTCCTCAGCCGACGTATGACGTGGTGCTGCGTGACGAGAAGGAGAAAGGTGCGCTGGAGAAGATGGCGGACAGCATGCAGGCCATCCGCGACAATGTGCGTCCTAAGACCACCGAGCGTCAGCGCAGGGAAGTGGAGTATGTGGAGTACACGTCGTGGAGTCCTCTTGCCGACTACTACTACGAGACGCTGAACGTGGACGAGAACAGGCTTGAGACGAGCCGCGTGCTCCATCACGGCGTGTGGTGGGAGTGCCGAAGGACGTTCACCCACGAGGAGCCCCACTACGGCTGTGCCGACTGGTCGGTGATGGACGGCAGCGAGCCTGTGCTGGTGATAGAGAAATGCAAGGTAAAGGGCAATATCACCCCGAACAGCACGATAGCCTCTGGCGAGTCGATGCACGTCACCGCGTATGTGAAGTTCGGCGACGAGAACGTAGGCTCTGAGGTTGACGTGGTTACGCGCGATGACGGCTGGGAGCTGCCTTCTGCAAGGATGCTGAACAGTGCCATCCTTACCGTCAAATGGAAGGAGGACAACGGGCAGGAGGCTATGATTGCCTTCACGCTGCCATACGATGACAGCTATTTCGACAATGTGAGCAGTGAGGTAACGCTGCTGTATAACGGCGTGATGTGTGAGCAGGCCGTGATGCGTGCCGCTGGTGACGGCAGCATGTATATCGACCTTAACGACCAGAGCGTGCAGCATCCTGAGTGGTTCAACACCATCCATGTGGGTGACCGTCTGGAGTTCACCAACGGCTTCGACTATACCGCCGTTCCGAGCTATGTCAGGGGCACGCGCATCACCATAGGCTATGACGACTGCTTCGTGACTGGACGAGGCATAGGGCCTGACGAGGTGCTTCCCATCAACCCCGATCCGTCGGAGTTCACCGTTTCTGCAGAGATTCTCCTTGACGGTGCGGAGCTGGAGGGAAGCCTGACGCTCGTCGCCGCGAAGAAGAGCATCAAGGATATGGGCGAGTGGGACGCGGAAGAAGAGTACAAGCCGATGTTCGACAGGGATGAC